TTGAAAAAGGAAAAGGCAGTATGTTTGTTGGTGGTCAGTGCGGAAGCGGGAAAACACATATTTGTACTGCTGTTGTTGGCGGTTTCATAAAAAAAGGAATGTCTGCAAGATATTTCGTGTGGCGTGAAGATTCAACGGCTTTGAAAGCTATTGTAAACGACAAGGAATACTCTGCAGTACTTGATTCGTATAAAAAAACAGATGTCCTGTATATTGATGATTTGTTTAAGCAAACTGACATAAAGGATGCTGATATCAGGCTTGCTTTCGAGCTCATTGATTACAGAGCACGTAACAGTCTTATAACAATAATATCCAGCGAGCGCACATTGAGTGAGCTTGTTGCTATAGATGAAGGTCTCGGAAGTCGTATCGTTGATATCACTTCAGATGCACAAATAAATATATCGAGGGATAAAGCAAGGAATTACCGTTTAAAGGAAAGGAGTAGATTATAATGAAATCCCCGTGTATGAACTGTAAATGTCGTACAGTTGGATGTCACGCACAGTGCCCTGGTTACGCAGATTATAAGAAGCAGCTTGAAGAACGCAAGCGCCTTAACAAGGAATATGAGGCAACGCATTATATAAGATGGAGGTAATTATGGCAGCAGGAATGACTAAACGGTTGTATGCACTCGCTGCAAGTCTGGGATTGGTCGAACGCAACAATAAAGACGATCCTTTCCATCAGCTTGTGTATGGTGTTACCGAAAAAACATCTGTAAGTGATCTTACAGCGGCAGAGGCAAAGATTGTTGAACGTGAGCTTATACAGCGTATGAAACTCAGCAATCAGAGCAAGCCGTTAAAACATAAATCATCAAAAATCAACACGGTTCCGGGAATGATGACCGTACAGCAGCAGAATCTTGCCTGGAGGCTTGTATATCGTCTTGATGAACTTCAACCCACACATACAACAGTCGGAGATCGACTTGTTGGTGCAATTCAAAAGGAGCTCGGTATTACTGCTTCGGTTAAACAGCCATTCCGTTGGATAAACTTTGAAGACGGAACAAAACTTATAGAGCAGCTGAAGCGATATGTCCGTAGTGCAGAACGCCGTGCGGCAAAAAAGGCAGGTGCCGGGTAATGGATATTGACAAGCTTGTCAGTCTCGACCAGCTCCGTGATGATCAGAGGGAGCTCGCTGAGATTATCGGACTTGAGGCATACAAGCAATTAATCAAATATTACGGTGGAACTCCCTTGTATATTCAGAAAGCAGAATCTGTTTTAAAAGACTCAAGAGATAAGGAGCTTAACGAAAAATTTGACGGAAGTAATTATAAGGAGCTTGCTCGTGAATATGGAATATCTGAAATGACAATTCGGGATATTGTCGCACCTAAACGCAGAGAGTTGAGAGTAGCTCCTTTGGAAGGTCAGTTAAGTTTTGAAGAGTGAGTATAAAGTAAAATTCTGCAAAATGTTTCTATATACAGGATATAATTTATAATGGTATAATCAGTTCGAAAGATTGATTATACCATTTTTTTATTTGTGGAGGTGGAGATATGTCACAGGAATTAATCTATTATGCTATCACAACAGTCATCGGAATTGCTATCGGTATTATCAGCTATTTCCTGAAGCGTACCATTGATCGCAATGACAAAAATGAAGCTATGATACAGGAACTAAGAGAAGATCACTTTATGTTGTCGGAAAAATATGCTACGAAAGCCGAGGTTAACGAAATTAAGGCAAATATGCAGAAGCTTAACGACAGCATTGACTATATAAAAGAACACACGACTAAAAATGAGGACTTTATCCGTGTTATGACGCGGCTTGAGAGTAAAATAGACAACTATTACAACAGATAGGAGGTACTACCATGGAAGAAAGAGAAATGACGGAGCGTATCCGTCAGAAGAAGTTCTTTAAGAATAACGGCATTGTTCTTAAAGGCATCAACCTGCTCAGAACAAAATATGTGCAGCTCTCTGAACTGAGATATGCGCTGGAGCCCACCATCACCGAGTCGGAGCTGAGGGATAGTATTAATTATCTTTCTGAAAGTGGATATATTAAGCTGAGAACAATCAATTCGAAGCAGGAAACCACTCTCGCAGATTCGGATTTTGAAAACGTCGAGGCGAAAGTCTCTGCCGATGGTATCAAAATTATTGCTTGTGTTAAAACAGACGAGTGCATAGATGTGTAGGCGGTGAGCTTATGGGACATAGAAAACATTCAAAAATTGATAAACTCGAACCTGCGGTAAAAGAGACTGTTGACGAGATGATAAAGACAGGAGCTTATTACCGTGAAATTGTTGATTATATAAAGTCGCACGGCGTAAGCATTTCCCTCGCTGCAGTCGGTAATTACGCTAAGAACCTTATGAGCACATTGGATGCATTGCGTATGAGTCAGGAAAACTTCCGGGCAATTATGGAAGAGACTGACAAATATCCGAATCTTGACATTACTGACGGAATTTTAAGGTTACTTAGTAATCAGATACTCGAGGCAATCAACAAGATGCCTGAAGAACAGCTTCAGGAACTTGATTTTGAAACGCTTTCCAAAAATGCGATTGCTCTTACCAGAGCTGCAGCATATAAGAAGCAGATTGACATTAAAAACAAGGATATTCTTGAAAATGGTGCAGATCAGTTCAAGAACCTTATTTTCGAGGCAATGGCTGCAGAACGTCCGGAGCTGTATAAAGAGGTTAAAAAGTTCCTCAAGTCCAAGCAGGAAGCCGGGTGATAAATATGGAAGTATATGTATTACAAATCCAGCCCGGGTATGAAAAATATGCGGCAAGAGCGCTGAGACAAAGAGGTTTTAATTCGATGTGCCCAATCACGGAAGCAATAATCCGAAAAGGCGGACAGTGGCACAGGCGAGAAAAACTTGTATTTACACAGTACATTTTTGTCGAGTGTGATCTTACTGATGAAGCGTACTATCGTATCAAATCTGTGTGCGGTGTAGTGCGTTTTCTGGGGCACGGTAAACCTGAACCACTACCAACTGATGAATCGTTATACATCAAGTTCTTACACAACGGTGATAAGATTATTGAAGCTTCTAAGGTTTATGTAACAGGTACTGGCGAGAAGATGATACTCTCAGGCTTGCTCAGAGAATATACAAATAATATTATAGGTCTTGATCTCAGGCAGCGAAGAGCCGATGTAGCGATAACGCTGCACGGCAAGCGCCATGTGATTACACTGCCTGTAATAAGTATTTAAAGACCATTTAAAAACAGCACGATTACATCAGTACGGTTGATTCGTCCCGTGCTGATGAGCGTGTGTGTATATAACCGGAACGGATTTTGAAATGAGAAAATCCGAATGGCGAAGCACGCCCGCAAAAATATGCGTTTAAAATGTGTTTAACACCGCTTGTATGTGTTTAAAAGAATTCGGCGGTCAAATTACCCTAATAAAATTCAAAGGGCAAAAAAAGGGCAAAATAAGCCCTTATTTTTTATTCATTGAAAGGAGACGTTAATGTGAGCAGTATAAAAAAGAAAAGTATCAAGTCTCTGGCTGATGGACTCTTTAAGTTTGAAGATAGTAAAAACGCTGTCAAAAACTCTGATTATACAGATTTAAACAGCTTTATAAAGGATTTTCTTAATACGCCTGAACCGAAGCAGCGTAAAAAACTGGCTGAAGAATTCAAAAAGCGTCACCTCGAGCTGTATGAATTTATAAAAACAAACGCTTCACTTATTGCTGCTGAAACGGAAATTGCAAAAACAGTAAACGCAGCACTTGCCGGTGAGGAACAGGCAGCTGAAAACAAGCAGCTCACCAATCTCCTTGAAATGATAGCTCAGAGCATGGAGAGTGACGGCAAATGATGTATGAGGAATTTTCTCCTAAGCAGCTTAAGTCAATGTTTTGGTGGCAGATGCCTGAAACAAAAGACTGCGACGCTATTGTTTGTGACGGCTCAGTTCGTTCAGGAAAAACAATGTCAATGACCATAGGCTTTGTGTTCTGGAGCGGCACTTGCTTTAACGGTGAGAGCTTTGCATTCTGCGGCAAAACAATAGACTCTCTTAAGCGTAATGTTATAACTCCGATGCAAAAATGGCTTGAGGGTGTTGCAACTCCTAAAATTAATCTGAGCAGGAACTGCTGTGAAATTACTATTGGAAAAAACACCAATCGTTTTTACTTTTTCGGTGGCAAGGACGAAAGCTCGTATCAGTTGATTCAGGGTTTGACTCTTGCCGGAGTTCTTTTTGATGAAGCAGCTCTGATGCCTCGTTCTTTCATTGAGCAGGCTATTGCACGATGTTCCGTCAGCGGTTCCAAATTCTGGTTTAACTGTAACCCTGATAATCCGCATCACTGGTTTAATGTTGAGTGGATTGACGAACAAGGCGAAAAAGCAGAAGCGGTAAAAGCAAAAAACCGTCTGCACTTGCATTTTACAATGAAAGACAACTATGCACTGTCGGAAACAGTAAGAGAACGTTATGAGCGAATGTATTCAGGTGTGTTCTACGATCGATACGTATTAGGGCGCTGGACATCGGCTGATGGCATCATATATCAGCAGTTCGCCGAGAATCCGCAGGCGTTTGTTATTGATACTCCCCCCGATGATATTGTTTTCTGTAATATCGGCTGGGACTTCGGCGGCAACGGATCCGCTCATGCAGGTATCTGTACAGGTTTCAGCAGGGCTTACCGTAAGGTGGTCATCCTCGAGGAGTATTACAGAAAGGAAATAATCTCTCCTGAAGAATTGGAACGTGATTTTGTAAACTTTGTGAAGAAATGTCAGGGCAAATACAAAGTATTTGATTCTTATCCTGATTCTGCAGAACAGGTGCTTATCAAAGGTTTTCGAAAAGCCTGCTCCAAAGCTCACGTGCCAATTGAAATACATAACGCACGTAAATCTGAAATATTAGGTCGTATACGCTTTACAGATATGATAATGTCTCAGGGCAGGTTTGCTGTAATGAGACATTGCAAACATGTGATTGAAGCTCTTAAGACTGCTGTTTGGGACAGTGACAGCAGTGAAGATGTACGTCTTGATGATGGTAATTATAACATTGACAGCCTTGACGCATTTGAATATAGCTTCGAGGCGAAAATGAATGAAATTATAGAAATGGGGTGATATAGTATGGATATACAGGCGATAAAACAGGCTTTCCCACAGAGAAATATCCCATTGGTGGGATCGTATTACAGCGAATATATCGAAAAATGGAAAAAAATCTTTGAAAATAATCCCCCTTGGAAAAAAGTGAAAAAGGGCGGATTATATAAAAAAGGTACCCGTGATATGAATACATTAAACGCTGCTAAAGTTTTGTGTGACTGCTTTTCCGAGCTCACGTTTTCAGAACAGTGTGAGATAACGATTGACGATGATGAGTATCAGAAGTATATCAATGAAGAGCTGGAACGAAACGGTTTCTGGGATAATATGCCTGAACTGATAAGCAATGCCTATGCTCTGGGCGGCTGTGCTATTAAAGTTTATGAAAAAATCGCAAAACCCCGAATCAACTATGTTCATGCAGATAAGTTTCTTCCCGTTAGCTGGACAGGAAAAACAGTTACCGACGGTTCTTTCGTCACTGTATCTCAGAAAAACGGAAGATATTACACTCTTATTGAAATGGAAAGCAGCGGCAAGGTTGAATATAAACTTTTCAAGTCAGAAACACGGAGCACGCTGGGTGTGCCGTGCAAATTAAGCGAATTATACAATTGTGATGATGTAACAAATTATGGTACAGATGTACCGATGTTTGCATATTTCAAGCCCTGTGTAAGTAATAACGCTGAATATGACACTCCCCTCGGTATGAGCATCTACGCCAATGCGATCGACACTTTAAAGGCTCTTGACGTTGCTTTCGACAGTTTCTCAAGGGAGTTTGAACTTGGCAAGAAAAGAATTATCGTTCCTTCTTCCGCAATACAAACTGTAGTTGATACTAATACTGGTAACCTTGTAAAATACTTTGATTCTGATGATGAAGCCTTTGTTGCGCTTAAGTCTGATGATAAGGACAACCTTAAAATTACTGATAACACAGTCGAACTTCGTGTTCAGGAACACGTTTCTGCTATTAATGCTCTGCTTAACGTTCTTTGTTTTCAGGTCGGACTATCTCCGGGTACACTATCTTTTGACGCTGTTCAGGGCATGAAAACCGCAACTGAAGTTATTTCGCAGGATAGCAAAACTGCACGAACCATAAAGTCCAATAAGAATTTGCTGACAGAAGCTATAGAAACTGTTATTCACGCTCTTATCGCCGTAGGTGTACATACCGGAGCAATAAGCCGAAAGAACTACGAAGTTACAATAGGCTGGAAGGACAACATTGTAATTGATGATAATACACTTATTGACAATAATATCAAGCTTGTACAGGCAGGACTTAAATCCAAAGTCAAAGCAATTATGGAGGTGCAGAAATGTGATGAAGAAACCGCCCTGAAGGAGCTTGAACGAATTACCAAAGAGGCTCAGATAACAGGTCTATCCGTTGATGATTTTATGAACGGTGGCGAAAATTATGACGAAGCTTGAAATGATGCAGCACAGTCAAGGACTGAGCAATCTTTATACAGGGCTTGAAACTGACCTTATTGCTAATATCGCTGAATACCTGAAGCGTGGAGATATAGCCAGCACTACAGCACAGTGGAAGATGCAGATGCTTGCTCAGCTCGGTGCTCTGGATAAGGCAAATCTTAAGACGATTGCTGAATATGCAGAATTAACACCGGAAATGTTGACTGAAACACTTGAGGCTGCAGCTCTTACAGCAATTGGAGAGCTTGAACCGGGATTTCAAGAGCTCGCTCGTGACGGAATAATTAATGGTACTGAAGTTCCAATTGAGAGCACAATGGAAAGAGCTCTGGAAGCCTACTACAAACAGGCAAAAGACGATATGAATATGGTAAATACAACTATGCTCTATAAGTCAAAATCCGCAGCTCAGAGGCTTATCAATGATACAGCAGAGCTTGCCAATAAACAATCCTTTCTGAATATGCTCAGCAAAGCTGCAGGTAAAACTGTTACAGGAGCTGAAAGCCGACAGGCGGCAATGCGGCAGTGTATTAAGGAAATGTCCGACAAGGGCATTCCTGCTTTTGTGGATAAGCTTGGGCGTGAATGGTCGCCTGAAGCTTACATAAATATGAATATACGCACTACTGTTGCCAATACGGCTCATCAGGCACAGTTTGACCGTATGGATGATTATGACCTTAATCTTGTCGAAGTCTCCAGTCATTCGGGTGCACGTCCGAAATGTGCCAAAGACCAGGGTAAAATCTTCAATCGCAGTGGCAAAGGTGGAGTTACTGAAGATCTCAACGGAAAGAAGATCCGTTACTATGCGTGGAGCGAATCTTCTTATGGAGAGCCTGACGGTCTGCTTGGTATCAACTGCGGTCATCAGATCTATCCATTTGTTCCCGGTATATCCCGTCAGACATATTTCCCCTATGATGAAGAGGAGAATAATGAGCTGTATCAGAAGATGCAAAGGCAACGTGAGCTTGAACGGCGTGTGCGAAAGTCAAAGCGTGAGTGCTTGACGCTTGAGAAGCTTGGCGATGCCAAAGGTCTTGAAAAGGCTTCTGTTACTCTGAAACAGCGTCAGGATGCATTGAAG